GTGGCTCAGCTGCCTTCTCATAGTATTTACTGTCCGCTGAGGGTCTTACATCGCTTGGATGACACTCACCCATCTGTTGTTATCATCATCCTTATATGCGCCAAAGAGAACAGCTGGAAAGCTCTTTTCCAGATATCCTCCATATGGAGTAACATCTCCTTCCAGATCTATATGTCCTGTAAATAATCTGTAGTGAATCCTCTCCTGAAAGGTATCAAGATACCTATCAATGGAAGGAGTAATCGTTTCTTGAGGATTCTGAGGATTGGGAATCCCAGCTGCTAAAGCCTTCTCCAACTCCTTAAACTCCTTGACACTAAGACCTTCAGACTCACCAGTAAGTGGATTCACAAACCATCTTACCTTAACCCACTTCCTGTACCAAGCTTCTACAATCCTGTACTTATCCTTAGCCTCATTGAAGAATGCTGGACCTGCAGCAGTTGAGTCATGGTATCCCTTAATAGCTGACACATCTATATTAGGCCAGAATACCTTAATCTCTTCTTCAGTAAGCCACTTATCAATGAAAAGAAACCTAGCATCACTCATATCATATTCAGTAGAATCAGGGTCCACCCAGAAGTTAAATCCAGGAATCCTCTTGCACTTGATCTGAGGCTTAAAAGGATTAGACCTGTCAATCCAGAAGTATAACAAACTCCTTCCACTCTTAACAGTATGTTCAAAACACTCAGTCTCTGCCCGTGTGAACTTTATCTTCTTAGCATAGTGCTTCAGTGCTCCATTAATTACCTCTGTCAGAGGCTCATCCTCCACCCCAACAGGGAAGACAGTTGGCTCATACCTGCTCTGAGCAGCTAAACCTATCAGCATATCTATCTTAGGCTTAACCTCATTATATACTGTAGCAGGCCTTTTCTGTCCTTCGAGTAGAGCTTTTATCTCCGGTGTATCCTGATCACCAGCATAGAACCTGTAGTCCTCCATTGCCTCCCTTCTCCAGAGGGTTTCAGGAGTACAGGACTCAGCATCTCGTAGCCAATCGAGAAGCTTAGTAAGTTCTTCACTCTCAGCTCTGGCCTCTGCCTCTTTAAATGGCATTCTCTGTGCACTAGGCATACTTACTTCTCCTAAGAAACGTCAATTATTGACGTTTTGTCTTAATGAACCTGCCAGGTGTGACGACCACCAGCAGCCTCCTGTGATGCTGTTGTCTTCCATCTGCTTTTGTCCTGAGCAGCACTTGGTTTCATCCAGACCTTATATGCAAATGTATGAAAGTATTCAGTTAGAGCAAGGGCATCTGCAATGTTAGGGGAGGCAATTCCACGAAGCTTAGCTTGCCTCTTACTCTCCACCTGAATACCTCCATGATTATTAAAGTCATAGGTGAGAGAAGCTAGCTCATTACAGAGCTCATTAGACATCTCCCTTTCCTCCCTTGTCGCATCAGGGAAACAGTATTGAGCCTGCATACATTTATCTCTCATCCCTACCCAAAGCTCATCACGCAGACGATGGTATCTGGTAATGTCACTGGAGGATGAGGAGACATTTACTCCATGAACTATTCTGTGTCCTCCAGGACGCTTCTGTAACCAGTCAGTAACACCAGCTCCAACACCAATTACGTCAGTAGCAACACCATCTGCCTCTAACTCAGCAAATGTCTGCATAACGTGACCACCAAGAGTTATTGTGTTCATGCCCTGAAAGCTCTGCCAGGGGAAAATCTGAAGCCCTCGCCTAGGCAAGATTATTGATTTGTCTTCCCCATATCTAGCAACATCAACGCCAAGATATAGTGGCTCGTCTTCTGCTGCCTGCTGTTCACCCCCTATACATTGTATTGCCCAGGCGAGGGGTATCAGTGTCCTTTCATCCTCAAGTGGTGGTTCACCAGCAACACGTATTCTGAAGACACTGGAGTCCTCACCATACTTAGTAGACATGTACTCAGGATACCCTGGTTCTACATTAGTGCTTTGTCTGGAATCCCAGTGCAACCTAGTCCACGGCTGTTTCAGATCAGCGTGGAAGTGAGTATCATAGAAGTACCCAGAGTTCCTAGTCATGTTGCCTATTAGTAAGACTTTATTATCCTCCTGAGTCATTGCTCCTTCAAGTGGGATATAGACAGGATCTGGAATACCAGAGGCTTCGTCTGCTACTATCAGCATATGATCAGCATGGAAGCCAGCTAAGGTCTCAGCCTGCTCCTCTTTAGATGCTTTGACTGATGGAGAGACTGCTCTGCACCACCATTCCTTTGGAGCATCTTTATGGAACATCTTGTCTTTCTGAAGTACAAATTCATCCTTTAAAATGGATCTCCTTAACCACTTTGACAGCTCACTCCACAGGATATCTGCCAGCTGCCTGTTAGTTGGTGCAGTACATATGACCCTTGGGTATGGTCTAGTTGTCATGAACCAGAGAATGATCCATGAAGCACAAGCATCCTTTCCTGTACCATGACCACTTCTGACAGAGATTCTCCTCTGCTTAGGAACTGCTCTAAGTAGCTCCGCTTGTTGCGTAGTTGGAGTAACCTCAATACAGTCATTGACAAATAGAAGAGGATGATCTCTCCAAGCTCTTAACTTATCTCTTATTATAGGAGGAAGACTCATGATAAAGATACCTGTACAAAGTCGCCAGTAAACAATCCTTCGTAAACATCTACTTCAAGAGTATGAGCAATCAGTCTCAGATTCCTAATCCTAAACTTAACAGCCCCATTAAGAGGAAGACCATTCCCAAGGCTAGAGTTATAGACAGCTTTAACTGTAAATATTCTCCAGGAGAAGCTCTCCTTATGACTCAATAACTGCAGGTCTGATCCAGATAAGACTACATCAACAGAGGAGGCAGGAATAGCAATACTGACATCACTTCTGCTATTAACCACTTCTCCTCCAACAGTAGTCAATGTCCACTTAATACTGGTAGGAGTCACTGGGAGATCATCTTCATCCAGAAAAGAAAGATTTATGATATAAGTCCCCTGTTCCTCAGCAATAGTCTCCAGAATCTCTGGTCTAGGCATAGATGCCTCCTATATTCTTGCCTCATAGTCTACTCTTGGTGCTCGCTCATTGTAGTGAATATGTGGCTCCCTTGCCATCCAGTCAATAGATGGACTTCTTTCTGAGAAGTCAAGCCTTGCAATACCAGCAGCAATTAGCCAGTACAGGGAAACACTCTCAGTTACTGTTATAGTATCAAATGTGCTTAGAATTACAGCACTGACAATCCCAGCTGTGCTCTCAGTAATTGTCACAACATCAAAGACAACTACCTCAAGAAACTCTGGAACTAGAACAGCTACAGTGGCATCTTCTGTAACAGTAACAGAGTCAAACACATTGACTGTCACAAAAGGGATCTCTATAGAGACTGACTCAAGAACTGAGGTTGAGTCATACACACTTAGCTTGAGCTCAGGGGCAACCTCAACATCTTCAGTCAATACTATTAGATCAAATACTGATACAACTAGAGCATCTGGAAGCTCTGCAGCTACTTGTTCAGTTACTGTAGCTTCATCGTATACAGATGATTCAAGGTCAGACAGCGCTACAGCTACATATTCCTGTACAACTACATTTTCATCCTTCTGAATTAGGAGGTAAGAAGGAACACCAACTGTAACATGAACCCACTCAAGAATTGTCGACTCATCAATTACAGATATTTCTAGATCGTCTGGTAATGATGCAGTTACTGTCTCGGTAACAGTAACAGTGTCAAACACGCTTACTGCTGGATGCACAATAACAGTCGGTGCATCCTCAACTGTCACAGTGTCAAAGACACTTATGAAGTTGCCAAACCCAACTGATGGTACATCAGTAACAGCAACTGCAGTCTCTTCTACACTAATCTCTAGAGAGTCAGGAAGACGAACAGTCACTGTTTCTAGTACAGTAACAGTCTCATAGATTAACGGAGAAAGCTCTATATCTATTGGAACTGGAACAGAAGCACAAGTTCCTGGGACATAGGCAAAGTAATCAAAATCTCGAGCATCATCATAACTAGAGAATATACCAACCCAACCACTTGCAAGTTGTAAGTCTGAAGTAGAAAGGTCCCAGGACTCTGGTTCACTTGTTTGATACTCCCATACCTTCATCTTCAGAGCTGTTCCTCTCACTTGGAACCTGACCCAATACCAAGTGTCTAGGTCTAAGGTCTTAGATGTTGCAGCTATAAGCCCACTATAACCACCATTCAGCCACCTCAGGATTCTAATCTCTTCCTCCCAGAAATTAAGGTCTGCCTGATACCCATTCTCAGTATTGAGCCCTCCACTACCTCTTAGCACAAGAGAGCAATGATTATGAGGAGTAGATGATCTTACTAAGGCTAGTATCTCTCCATCTGTAGGAGTACCTGGGTCATCCCAGCTAAGAGCATACCTACTACCTGATGGAAATGTCTCTGTGTGATCTATCCTGACAAACTTCCCTCCAAATTCCCCTCCTGCTGTGACTAATGAAGTCGCCTTATCAACATCCCATTGTTCAGTCCAATCACTAGGCTGCTGACCAATTGTGTACTCAGTGAAGTCTGTCCAGTATATATCATACTTACAACAGGAGACATTCTCCTCAACTGTAACTGTGTCAAAGACACTTATCTCAAAATCTGCAGGGGCAGATATAGAAACCGTTTCCTCATCCGCAACAGTGACCTCGTCATAGACGTTAACAACATAAGCACCTACCTCAATTACTGGCGCATCCTCTACAGTTGTTAGATCGAATACACTGACAGTAAGCGGGTCTGGTAAACTGACTATAACATCCTCAGTTACAGTTGTTAAATCAAAGACGCTGATATTATCAAAGGGAGCGTCAGCTATAACTATATTATCAACTACATCTGTTACAGTAACTGACTCATATACATCTGGAAGAGGGAACATTCTAGCTGTTGCACCACGAGTAGCAACACTAAAGAAAGAGATTTCAGATGATGCTCCCCACTTTCCAGCAGCAACCCAGCCTCCAGAAGTAAGTGTTCCATCAGTCTCTTCAAGGTTCCAAGACCCAGGTTCAGGATCACCCTTATCCCAGATCTTTACTTTTAACTGATCTCCTTCTACCCTAAATCTTATCCAGTAAGCCTGTCCAGCACTAAGAGTATGAACAAAATTGGTAATCTCAGTCCCAGCAGCATTGTTATAATATCCAAGATATACTCTATCAGTAGAAGTGAGTCCATAAACGTAATACCCAGTTTCGCTAGTATCATCACCAGAACCACGCAAAAGGAGACGCATACTGTCATCACCTTGTGGCTCGCAAAGATAAAGCACTTCAGCATCTACTGGAGTACCTGGAGCATCCCAGCTGAGTTCATACCTCTGTGAAGCATCATGAGTAAGTCTAAGCATTTGACCCATCAGAAGTCCACCAGACTGTATAGATGGAGTTGCCATATCAACGTGCCACCTCTCAGTCCAATCTGGTGGAGTCCCAAGGCTATACTCTTCAAAAGAGGTATAAAAGAATTCAGATGCACCAATGTCATCTACAACATCAGTTACTGTTACACTGTCAAAGACATCTATGCTAAGACCTGCATCAAGAACCTCTGTCGTAACATCTTCTGTTACAGTTGTTTCATCATAGACACTCATAAATGGAGGAAATTTTGCAGTTCCTCCAGCAGTAGCTATTGAAAAATAATCAATCTCTGATCGTTCCGAATAGCCACATAGTCCACAGCGGCCCTTAGTAGTAATTGTACTGTCAGTATCAGTAGTACCCCAGCTTCCAGGTTCAGTACTGCCTTTCAGCCAAACCTTGCTCTTCAGTGTTGATCCTTCCAGACGAAATCTGACCCAATACTGAGCTGTAGTGTTCATGTTCTGGTTGCCCTGATTTATAAGGTCAGGTGCAGCACTACCATCAAGATAGTACATGGCTACTGAATCAGTTATAACCCTGATCAACCCATAGCCTTTGTTACCTACTACCTGCCACCGTATGGCTACCAGGCCTTGAAAAACTGAGCCAGCATTATCAACATTTACTAAGACTAATATCTCAGCATCTACCACTTCAGGAGCATTATTTGGATATAAGATACCAGGAGTAAGTGTTCCATCATTATCAACATACTTACCACCTAAAGTTTTTACTCCTGCAGTTACATCATATGTGCCTCCTACATCTATAGTCCAGCCGGAAGGCTTCACACCAAGAGAGTACTCACTAAAGTCTGTCCAATAATGATACTCTACATCTAGACAGTAGACTACATCAGTAACAGTTACTTCATCATAGACGTTGATACTATAATCTTCTGCAACTTCCACAACTTCTATATTATCAACAACATCAGTAACTGTGGTAGTATCTGATTCAAAGATCAGAGGATGCTCAATTGGAGATTCACCATAAGTACCAACACTGAAGAATAGTGCTCCAGCATCACCTGTTCCCCGCTCATGTACACCAACCCAGCCCTCTGTTACTTCAGAGTTTGTAGATTCCAAATCCCATGTATCAGGTTCAGCAGCACTCCAACCCCACATTCTAGCCTTAATCTGGTTACCCAGAGCTTGGAATCGCAGCCAATACACACCTCCTACAGACTGGCTCTTTGCAGTAGAATCTAAACCACCATCAACACCAGCAACCTTCTTCCTTAGATACAGCTGGTTCATTGAAGCAGAACCATAAACATAGTAACAATTCTCAGAACCCTCATCTCCACTGCCTCTTATAGTTGTGCAGTGACTATTGTTATTTATCATTCTGAATAGTATAAGGAGTTCCACATTTCTAGGATTTCCAACAGCATCCCAGGATATGCCTGTATCATCACCACCAACCAAATCAACAAGCAATTCCTTATCACTCATCTTATCAGTACTGGCAACAATCTCACTGTTAGCACCATCCAAGTTCCAGCGTTCAGTCCAATCCCCAGGAACTCCAAGCGAATATTCAGAGAAGGTAGTCCACCACTTACCAGACAGACCAATATGATCTACTGTGTCAGTTACTGTCACTTCATCGTAGACATCAATGCTAAGAGCTTCTTCTTCTGCAGCTTCTACAACAATATCATCTACAATATCAGCAACCGTAATAGCTGCCTCAGCAATAGAGACCTCAAGATCATCTGGTAATTGAGCAGTAGGAACGTCAGTGACTGTAAT